TTGAAATCCTCGACGCGTTGCGTGCTCGCCATTATTCGTCGTCCTCATCGTCAAACGTAACTATTGGTCGCATTGTACAGCGGCAGTTGTAATCGTCACCAGGCAATCCACGCTCACCTGTTTTCTTGTCAATAATAGGTGGGTCGTTGATGTCGAATATCCCACCGTTCAAACCACCCTGAGCCGGCGTGTGCAGGTGATACGGGCGCGGCTCTTGGCTGCCACCACTGTGCACCCACTCAAATTTGGTGACCCCGTTGGCGCGCATCCGCTCGCTATTGATCGCGGTGTACGCCTTGCGCGTCTGGTCAAGTGCAACTAACTGCGCGTGCCGCTTGGCCTCACCATACCGCTCTTCCATCTTGGGTTGAAGGTCAGCCAGGCCGTTACCCTTGCGCAGCGAATCGTTGACGTCCTGTTTCACCTTGTCCAGAAACTCAGCGGGAATGCGGGTGATCAGGTCAACGTTGTCAGCAATGCGCGACTTGATAGCCTTGGTGACCCCCGGCGTGTTTTTCATCTTGAGCGTCATGTCCGCGCTCGTTGACTTTAGGGACCGCTCAAGGTTGGTGGTTGCGTTGCGGTCTACGCGAGTTAGAAACCCCGTGGCCAACGGCGTTGCTTTCGCTGCGAACTTGGATGCCAAGCGTTTGGCGAGCCGCGACCAGAAGTCATCGGCAGCGTCTGCCGCAGCAGTATTTGAAAACTCGGCCAATACTGCCTTGGCAACCTCTTCGTGCATTTCAGTTGTGAGGGCTTCCAAGTCGCGAGCGTACGCAGCCCCCACCGACACCGAGGGCTTGAGGGTCAACGCCCGCTTAGACTCAGTGCCTAGCGGGGCTGGCCGGCGCACAAGGCGCACCTTCTTTTTGATCACAGTGGCGAGCCGCTATCAGCGTCGAAGTAATCCGACTCACCGTAACCGCCCTCAACCAGCTCAGGCGGCACACCGTCCAACCTGGCAGCCTCAAGGGAATGGTGCCCGTCGATGACCACGCGGTATTGCTTGCCGGTCACAACGTCCATGATGACCGGGGACACCTGCACCTGATAGTCCTTGGTGCCGCGCTTGGCCTCAACAATCTGAGGGTCTATGCGCAACTGGTTGGTGATCAACTGCGGCTCATCAATACCCGCGTCAAAACCTGGCTGCGTGGGCGCTGGGGGCTGACCGACCTTTGGCGCATCAGGCGTACCGTTGCCGTCCTCATCAGGGCGCAGCGCCTCAGCGATCCCGGTATAGCCGCTGTCTTTGTCAGCACGGATGCGGTCGCGAGCGTCATAACCGTCAATCGCCCCGGCAGTGACAAGCGCGTCATCCGTCTGCGCTTTGATGAGGTTGATTTCTGCGCACTCTTTGGCTGTTGGGCTGTCGAGCGGTGCCCAACTTATGACCGTTTCGAGCGGTTCCCATGCAACGTCACGCTTGCGCATGTATGGCAGCACGACCGAGTGCATGACCAGTAGGTGATGACGCTCAACCAGCTCGGTTGGTGCGCCCGCCTGGATCGACTCAAGCTCTTCGTGATAGCTGGCCTCATCGTACTCACCAGTGGCGTTGAAACCCTTGGGCGCTGTCATCAGCAGCTTGGTGCCAGGGACGTTGAGGATCGCCGCAACCAATTGAAAGTTGGTCATGATCACAGCGTCAAGGTCGGTAAGGCTGGTATCGAACTGAGTGTATACGTCCTCTTTGTCGCCAAGCTTGATGGCGTAGTTGTTCTGTAACTCCGACTGCTGTGCAAGCCGCTCACCGTAGCGAGGGCCGAGCGCGATACCTTCCTCAAGCTCGGTTTGCAGAATCATGGTGCGCTTCGTCAGGGCGAGCTGAGGGGCCTCGTTGGCTGTGCGCTCAGACGCATAGACGCGTTCGAAAACCTTTTGAGGAACCGGAATCCCGCCGTACAGATAGGACGGCTTGAGGATGTCGATCACGTCACCCTCACGATAAATGATGAGGTGCGAGCGGTGATAGCGCTTGCCGTTGATCACCCAAAACTTCGGCTCATAGAAGTGCATAGAGTCAGGGCGGGTGCTGCCAGCGATGTCAAGTTCTGGAATACACCAATACGGGTCGACCTGCACAATCCCCTTGTAGCTGCCGGGTGTCACCGCGTCGATGTTGAACGGCAGTTCATAGAACGCAGGGTCAGTGCTTTCAATCTGGAAGAACGCAATACGAATGCCGAAAATCTTGCCCTTATAGATCAGCTCAACCATGTTCTTGTGAAGCTTAAAACGCTTGTCCAAACGCTTCATCATGTTGAGCACGTCGGGCGCTTCAAGGTCACCGCCGTCAGGGGCATGAATGTCGAAACCGTGGCGAACAGCGTCACGGGCTGGGATCAAACAACCCTTATCAATCAACCAGTGTTGCGCGAGCATGCCGGCCAACTGGTGCCCAATAAACGTCTGACTCAGGAACCAATCAACGATAGCCGGCATTGGGCCAGGGTCGATGCCCACGCCATAGCCCTGCTTGATAAACCCGTTGGCCCCCTCGCTGCTGTCAAGGTTGTCGAGGCCGATGCTGACCGCAGGTTTTGGTGCCAAACCCACCAGGGTGCGCAGACGGTCAGGCAACGATACCCGCTCATCTGGTTGGCGCTGCTCGGCCTGATCAGTCGAGAACATACCCGACAGGCGTGGCGTGACTTCGGGTTCAAGCGGTGGCACTGGGTCACCCTTAGGCCCAAGCAGCCAGCTAAAGAAACGTTTGAACATGGTGAACCCTCTTAGAAGCCTGAGCGGCGTGCGCGCTTGGAATAAAGCATCATGCATTGGTCCGCATAGTTTGGCGAGCGTGAGCCCTGCGGTGCCTTGTCGATCAGGATCTTACCACTACCGTTTTGCGACCACGTAGGTTGACTGAGTTCCTGCGTCAATTTAGTCAGTGCTTTCGGCGTAATCTTTTTGCTGTCAAAGCTGATGATTTCAGCAGGGTCATATGGCAGCCCCTCAACGACAGCGCGGTACGTCATCTTGAATCGTTCCATAAGGCGCCACCATTCTTGCGCTTTACGGTTCGCAAAAAAGTCCTCGTTGGTGCGACCCCGGCGACCCTGCTCACCTTTGAAAACCTCTTTGTCTTTTTCGATCACAGCGCCCGAGCCACGGAATGGATTGACCTTCTGCTTGTCCTTGGTGCGCTTCTCGTTGAGAACCCTGGCATCACCGCGAACACCGACACCAAGCCCGTCACTGTCAAAGTCCCAGTCTTCTATATCGTTGTCGTCGGCAAGCTTAAAAGCGTAGGCCGTCGTGGCGAACGTATCCGAACCTTTACCTGACCAGGCTTCGATGAATTCCATGACCACACCGTGGCGGCACCCCCAGCAGTTAAGGTCGATACCTTCGTCAGCAACGTCAAGCGCACCCCGGCGCTCACCGCTCGCTGTGAATCCAAGTTTGACATGGGCGTCAATCGCGGCCTGCACCCACTCGCTTGGAATGAGGATGCCAGATTTCGAGGCGCTGAAATTCAGGTCAATTTCTTGAGCGATGATTATCGGGTTGTCGATGTCCTCGCATTTCTTCTTATACCAGGCGTCATCTTTGCGAGGATCGTCGCGCCAGTGGAACGTGAAGACCCGGTGTTCTGGCCAACTGTGAACCTTGTCAGCAAAGGGATTGTCGCGACCGTTAACAGAGCTGACCGATATACGGCAGTTGGTCGTTGCCGACAGTGCAGCGTCAATCAGTTGTGGGCGAGGCTGGAAGGCCGATTCATCGTCGAAGTACAGCGCGGTGCGACCACCACGCCCAATGTTGTCGCCGGCCTCACCCTTGATGATCGATTGGGTTTCAGGGATGTAAATCTTGAGGTGGGATGAGTGGTCTTTGTTCGCTGAGTTGAAGCCGCCCCGGAACTCTTCGGGTAGGTGGTCAAGAAACATGCGTCCTTTATAGAACAGGGTGTCAGGGTCGCCCACCTTGTCTACCAAGTCTTCCTTACGCGAGCCGAACCCAATGTTCATGTTGTTGCGGAAAAGGCACAGCGTTGCTGCCAGTTGCTGGCAGACCACCGACAGCCCCATGTCCCGCGACTTTGGCGCAACCGCAGACTCACCAGCCCGCCAGCGCTCAAGCACCCAGGCTATAAAGTCCAGTTGCTTGGGGAACAGTATCATTGGGACGATGGGCGACAACCCGCGCTCAATCAACCGGGGGTCGTAAGTAACGCCCCAGTCTGAAACAAAGTCGGCGGGGTTCTCCCGGTAGTGCAGCTTGAGCGCGGGGATGATTGCGGGGTTCTTGCGGATAGCGGCTAGGTTGTCTAGCCGCTCTTGCAGTACCGCACGATAGTCAGGGTGCTTGAAATCAAACGCCATCAGTTACGCCTTACCCCTGGAAATATAAAAGGAGGCCCGCACCGCATAGGCAACCCGATAGGAAGTAACCTAGCGCGCTCACGACTTCACCTCACCTATCCAGTTCCAGCAGTCGGCATGGTCACCGATGGCGCACCGGCAGTGCTCACCAAGTTCGCAGCGTTCAACGATGGCCACGCTGTTGGCTTTGATTGGCTGAGTAGTCATGTCGTACTCAGGTTTGGCGACCACCGTGACCAGGCCGTTTGGTAGCGTGACGAATTCTTTAACGTCGCTGATGTTCATAAAGGTCACCGTTGTTTGGCTGTTGGTAAGCGCGGCTCACCTTGAGGGTTGTGACGATACCAGTTGCGCAACGCAACAGCCTTTGGCGCCTTGTGCACGTATCGCCAGTTTGTGGGCTTAGGTGTGAGCATCCTGGCTATCTCCAATTCAAATCTTTGACGACTTCGTTGACGTACTCACGGCGCACCGCGTCCTCATCCATTTCAAACCCTGTTGGGTTAGCACGAGCTGCAAGCACGCCAGCTTTATAAGCCTCGTGAATCTTGGCGCGGAATTTGCGAACGCTCATATGCAGCTCGCTTGTACCACTGCGGTTGTTGTTCATGGCAGCACCTTAAAGGTTGGTAGCTTTTCGCACAGTGCCCGCAGCTCAGTACCGCTGACCCAATCGGATTTCAGAACACGCAACCCGTGCTCGTACATGCGCTGATAAAAATCAATCGCAAGGATGGGGCCAACGTTTAGCGTGATGTCCACGAAGTTGGCAGTCTCGGTTGCGCTCACAGTCTGGAAGGGATAGCCCATCACAGCACCCCTACAGATTTGCAAATGTTGGCCAGTACCTGCGACCGCGTGTGGTCCCCTTGCTGCGCGTACAGGATTGCCATTGCTTTGAGGTCAGGCGCCAAGAGGGCCAGCACATCGCGCAGGGTGTCGCGTTCGCGCAACGCTTGGGTCAGGTTGTTGGCGTAGCTGGTTTCGTGACTTGGTGGCTCAGGCAGAATGTTTGGCGGCTGAGGAAGGTTAGCAGGCTCAAAACCCGCGTCACGTTCTGCAAGTGCTCGGTGTGCAATGTCGCGTTCTTCCTTGGCTACGGTGCAGCGGTCAGTCCAAAGCGTTGCGCGCTGGTTGGCTGCTGACAACTGCACTTTGAGCGATTCAATCTCAGCGTTCAATTCGTCAACGTGCGCCGCAACATCAGCAACCGCGTAAAAATCCCCGTCCTTATCCTCAACCATGTCCATGCCATCACTCACACAAATAAACCTTTGCATTGTCATCCCCTTGCGTTCTTTTTGATGAATTCCGCGTAAACGTTCGCGGCTTCAACCGGGTCAGCCGGCAGCGGCATAGTAGCAGTTACTAATGGCTCACCGTTAGCGCCAGTTACGCGCAGGTTGTCAGGCGTCATACCGTGGAACTTGGCCAGGTTGGCAAGCGCTGCGTCCTGATCGCGTGTCAGTACCTGCATCCCCTGCGCGGTCTGCTTGACCCCTGCGTACAGGCGCCGGCCTGCGCGGCTCAATTTACGGGTGTCAGCAAAGAACGTATCAAGGTGTCCCTCACCTTTGCACTCGCTACACTCGGGGTGTGGGCGCATCGTGAAGTTGAAGCCATAGCCGCCCTCATCGCTCGGGATGTTCAACTTGAGCTCACCCTTAGCTGGCTTGTTCTTGAGCGCCTGGCCCAACACGAACGCAAATTCCGCTTTGTCCTTCCACTGATAAAGGTGACCACGCCCGTAGCAATGTCGGCAACAGCGCCTCAAGTTGCTCATCAATTCGTTAGGATCAGCGGTCGCGATGTCCTGCCAAATTTCAAGAATTTGCTTAATTCCAAATTCAGCGTCCTTGCTCACCTTTTTTTGCAACGTCTCAATAAGCTCTTTGACCTGCTTGCGGTTCTTTGTAGCCGTCCCACGACTTGAAATCTGTGCGTTCGTCAAATTTTTACAGACGTACGCAAATTTGTAAGCCTCACCAGGTTTGCCACACTCGACGTATTTCCGGGCAAATTCAGCCTCTTCCTTCGAAATTCGACGTTTCTTCATAATCTCAGCTCTCAAATGTGAAAAGGTAACGGGCATGGGTAACAGGGTCGTTACCTCTACAGCCCTTATAAACCGTGGCCTGTAGCGATTTGGTAACAGGTAACGAGCTGAGTAAAACGATATAACACATAATACGAGACATATGCGTAACACTCATGATGACCACCTATACACAAACCGTACAGCTCTCGTATAGCTAGATTTTTATATACCCTGTTACCTGTTACCTAAAAGATAAGAAAGCTATATAAACCGGGGCTCTCAGCAGGTAACAAGAGGGTAACAAGGGGCTCCAAAGCTGTTACCCCTGTAACCTGATCAATTATTAACCAATCTCTCAAAGTGCTGGATTTTCGTGAGTTCCAGCATTGAGCGCAGCGTTTCATTGCTGTCACAGCCAACCTTGCCCCGCTTCCACCAAACACGGTGAGCCGTACCATTCCACTTCACCAACCCTTTCGGGGAGAACCCCATACGAGTCAGCATGTGGTTAACGGTGGAAGTCTTGGGAATGTCTAACCCATCCTGCACGCAAACGGTCCTCATCGCCGCTGTTAAGCTGCTGGAGCTTAAAACGAACTGACCGACACCCACCGCCCCGGTTTCGATACATTGGCGCGCCACGGACTCGTGAGCGTCTTCCCCGCCTGCTCTCATTTCCTGCTTCTCGCTGGTGTTCGGTGCTTTGGCGTTTGGCTTGAAATTGTCGGTCACTGCGTACTCAGTGAGGAACTTGCGCCACTCACCCCGGCGAGCGTCCACCAGGCTATCGAAAATCAAATCAAAGTGAGCACCCAACCCTTCCTCAGTTATGCCGAGTGTCGCGGCCAGGTCACCCAGGTCATCGAACGGTGAAAAGATCACCCACCAACGACGGTCACGGTCTTCCAGCGGCACCGCGTCAACAAAGTTGGTGAACGCAATGTAGTTAGTGACGTTAATGATTGACGCACCAGCGGGGCGACCCTTGCGGTTGATCTTGAGCGTGTTGTTGGTGATGGGTTCTTTGATCGCGTTGGCCACGGCATAGCGCTTGGCCCCGGTGATCATCAGTTCCTCAAATGCAGTGACGCACGAACCCTCTTGCCAGTCCCCGAAATCTGAGCACACCAGCTTGGCACCCACGCTGGTTGCGTTGGCAAATCCCATCACCGCCTGCATGACGTTAATGATGAGCGACTTACCATCACCAGGCATGCCTTTGATGATCGGTGCGTACCGGCACTTCTTGCCAGGGTTCTGCGCACACCAGGCCATCCAGTCCAGCAGGTTTAGATAGACCTCATTCCGGTTGCCGCACAACGCTTGAAGGTGGCGCAAGAACGCTTGAATGGCATCAATCCCACCTTGGGTATAACCGAGGGCGATTTCAGGCACCGTGCTCGGGCTGTAGAGGTTGGCGTACCAACGACCCTCATGATTGAAAATGCTCTCTTTACCTGGTAGGTACATCGTGTCACCCACGGTGGCGGTGTTCCAACGCTGCAAGCACCACTTGGCTGCATCCTCACGGTCGCCGTTGGGCTTCTGAGGCATCATGCGCTCATATTGCGCATTGAACGCGGTGCGGCTCATCGTGCTGGCGGTCATCAGGTCAAAGAAACAATCGGTGGCCATGACGTACACGTGGCGGTTTGCCCACTCAGGAATGATCCCGCCGTCTTCGTCCTCAACCACCTGCAAGCGCACCATGGCCTTGCAGTCACTGATGCTGACCGGGAACCCCCAATCGCTCATCCGCTTCTTTATAGCCGCTGCCAGCCAGTCACGGTCAAGTGGCGCAATCGATCGGTCAGCGGCAATCTGCGGAATCACATCGTTGCGCAGGTCCGCGTCATCGTTGCAGCTCATGATGAGGTCAAAATACTCTTGGCGGTTCACACCTGCTGCAAGGGTCACGGTGGCGTCCAGCTTGGCCACGGTTTCCTTGTCCTGGCAGACGTTGCGGGTTTGCTTGCATGCACGGTCAACCGTCAGCTCAGCCAGGTACGTACGGTGCTCAGTCCATTTGTCACGCACCAACTTGGACTGCCACATCAGACGCACCATGCGCTCAGCATCGCAGCCAGTCCAAAATGCCAGGTGGGAAGCAAGGGCGAAATCAACCTCGGTGCCCCCATATGGCAAACCGTCGCTGCGGTCCTCATCGGGGTAGCTGGCGGCGAGCGCTTGCACGTTGCACGTCCACAGGTCAGCAAAGGTTGCCTTGCCTGAGAACATCGCCCCAGCACTGCGAGACTGCATCGCACGCCTGATCAGCTCATTGTCATCAGTCGGGCCATTCCAATCAGCCCGAGGACCATCGCCCACCAATGCCACACCGGTTGACTGCTCGGGTGTGAAAATGTTGTCAACGATGAACTGAGCCTGCGCCCCAAGGTGAGTGTCAGCCGATCCCCACGCTTGCCCGCTCAACCCGAAGGCAATACCCCGACTGCTCGTATAGAACTCAAGATCATTGCCAGGGTGCTCAGCAATCCATGCTTGAGTTGGTCGGGTGCGGTGACCGGGTGGCGGGCAACCTCGCCCTACGAAGTGAACACCCTTGCCTGATGAGCTGTACTCAAAAAAGGCACCTGGCAGGTTTTGATAGAACCACGCTGCCCAGGTTGAAAGGCCACCATCAGCGTTAACGCAACTGTCAACGTCAAGGAACCAATAACCAGAATCACGAGTAACCATAAAACCGAGCGTGTAGGCATACCCGTCGAGCCTCCCCAGGTGAGCATTAAGCTGAGCCGTGGCCACCGCGTAGGATGTCCAAGCCGTTGGTTTTTGAGCATCCATCCCCTTGAGCTTTCCTTTTTCATCGAACTCAATTCGACCATCAGGGTGCACAGGAATCTTTAGATACTTGCCAGGCCGTGCAGGGTCGGGGGTTAGCCGCCACACGAACCATTGATTGATGGCGGTCATTCCCGCCAAAGCTGTTGCGAGCATTGTCATTGCCTTATTTTAACGAAAACGCCCGATGCACTCTAGAATGGCTGCCAAGCTCCAAGGGTCAGTACCC